AACTGAATATCCTGAAGTAAATGAAACATTGTTAACCGTTCCTGTTGATGAAGTGTCAGGTGTTCCTGTAGGAGAACTACCACCTTGACCTGTAATAACATTAGCACCTGAAAACGCAGTTAGATTTCCGTTTGCGTCAACACCAGCGTCATTATGCCTTGTTTGTATGTAATATAAAATATTATTTGTTGAGTCCCATTCTACAACTTTACCAACAGCACCTGTACTCGCCTGATTAATTTCTTCATCTGTTGTAAAAGTACCTGGTGTTGGAGAAGAAGCAATTTTAATTGCCTTTGTTAATCTAGCAGTATTACTAGTTACAGCAGCAGCTGATTTTGTTGGATCTCTTAATAATGCAATTTTTCTAAAGTCATTAACAGCAGAAAAGTCACCAGAGTTTGATGATTCTGTTCCTTCTAAACTTGTATTCATCATTACAAAGAAAGCACCTAATTCTGATTGTGCATTTGCACCGTGTCCACCTTTTGGCGGAATAATTACATCTAATTCTGCACCTGCAAGACCAGTTGCACCAGCGGCAACTATTTGTGCATTTGAAATTGTACCAAAAGTATATCCTGTACCTGGAGTAGTTACGGTTACAGCAGATACTAATCCACCAGCAACGGTTACACTTGCGATACCACCAGAACCATCTCCTCTAATAGGAATATTTGTAAATGTTCCGTTAGCACCACCTGAACCAGCAGTTTTAATTTTTACTATATCTATTGCACCGTCAACAGCAGCAGAAATAACATTTGATTGATCTGCCCCTGGACTAGAGTTTGGCGAAACTGCCATAAAATCTGTTGATAAAAAACTTGCTTGTTGAGCAGCAGATAAAGTGTACATAAATTTCCACTTATAAGAATCTGTTGTAGTAATTACTGAAGTTGATACACCAGTTGGTTCATCTGTTGAAGCAGCACCACCGTTGTTATCTAAACATTTGTAAACATTTCGTGCTGAAGATAATACATAAAAAGTTGCGTCATATAAAGTAGTTGCACCACTATTTGATGTTTGTTTTACACTTGTTGATCCTGTTGTGTATTCTCCATAGTCGTGTCTGTAAATATCGTAAACCGTACCTGCGATCCAGTTTCTTCTTGGAACTACAAAAGAAACATCTGAAGATTGTACTCTTTTAGCAGCAACTAAATCATCATAAGTATAAAATTCTCTACCCATACTATCACTAGGTGTATTTGGTAAAGAATCTGTACCTTCGTAATCTGTTCTTCCATCTGATCTTGTTAAAGTACCAAAGGGTTGTGGTCTTCCAATACCTAGATAATAGACATTATTTGCTGTTTCAGAAAATGACTCTGAAAATTGTTCAGCGTTGTTTAATCTAAATTTATTTGTTATAATTGCTGGCATAATTTTTTATTCTTTCTTATATTTATACTACTTTTCATTAAGTTATGTTAATGTTTCCTACCATTGCTGAGTGTGATGTACATTGATAATAAAGTGTTGCTGGAGCGTCCATAGGTACGTGAAATACAATAACACCACTAGGTCCTGAAGCATTATTATTAGTAACACCAGTATTATACGCAGTACCACCTGTACCTGTTGTTGATTGTATTCTGAAAGGGTGACCACCACTTGTATTTCTAAAGTAATAAGTTTGACCTTTCTTTATGTGTAAATCAGGATTATCAGCACTTTGACCTGCAGGGAATCCTGCACCTTGAAACTCATAACCATTTGCGTCTGAAGCAGTTACTATAAATTGAGATACTGGCGTTGTTGCTTGTACCCAACCAGAACCATCATAGACTAAAGACATACCTGCTGTAGGCGAACTATTAGTTACATCTGTTAAATCGTCTAATGCAACTGAACCACCTGTAGGAGCAACGGCATTAAATCTACCTTGTGCTGAATTAAAAGTTAAAACATCACCGTCTGAAACACCTGTTATATTAACATCTGTATGTGCTGAAACGGAAGAGTTTTCATCTAATACTCTAACCCAACCACTACCTGAAGAATAATAAGGTCTGTTACCTACACTATCGTAAGCATACATTCCAACATATGTTGCAGCCGCTGGTAAAGAACCAAAACCTGAAAAATCAAATCTTATTTTAGAACCTGCACCAGTTAAATCAGTTGTACCTGTTCCTGATATTGAAGATGATCCTGTTAAATTTAAATCTGCTGTTGTACTTAATGTGCCACCTAAAGAAACTGCCGTTCCACCAATAGTAATTGATGAATTAGCAAGTGAAGTATTAGGCACAGAAGAAACACTTAACTCTATTCTATTATTTGTAATAGCAGTTGAAACTCCTGAACCACCAATTATTTCAAAACTATCACCTAAATTAACATCAAAGTTTGTAGATGTATCATCACCTATTGTAATTTTTTTATTAACAAGTTTGTCGTTTGAAATAGAACCTGCTAATTGAGCATTTGTAATTGTTCCTGATAAAGAACTTGTAGGATAATTTGTTGCGTCTGTTAAATCAAAAGCAGGAGTAGCGTCAACACCACCTAAATTAAGTTGTACACCACCATATGAAACCGTTGAATTTAATAAAGAAGTATTATCTATACTAGTTAAAGTATTTGTAGAACCTGAAATTGTTTTATTTGTTAATGTGTCAGTAGATGTTTCTGTTAGAACTACGCCGTCTATATCAATTTTAACTTTGTCTGCTGTTACGGTAGTTGTAATTCCTGTACCACCTTCAAAAGTAATAGTATCGCCTAAATCTACTGCTGAAGTAGCGGCGCCATCACCTGTAAGTGTAATTTGTGAATTAGTTAATTTTGCATTTGGTATAGTTGCTAATGCACTACTAGGGATATTTGTAAATGTATTTGTAGCACCATCAAGTGATTTATTTGTTAAAATTTGTGTTGCACCTGTGGTTACATATGTACCTGAAAGTAAAGTAGTACCATCACCTAATGCGTTATAGATTTCATCAAAGTTTGCGTTAACTTTAGCTGCACCTGCTCTTAAATTATCACCTGTTCCATCATTAGCAGCGGTTCCTCTATTAATTGATTGTTTTGTCATTTATTTTCCCTAATCTTTTATACTATTTATAAACATTTCTATGGGGTTGTGTCATCAAAAGATACGGTTGTTTGAGCAAAATTAGTTACCGTATTATCAAAAGAATCCTGAGATAATGCAAATTGTGTAGGCATTGCAAAATTTGTCTTTATTAATTGACCATCAGGATTTGAAGTTGCTAAAAATATAGCACCTCTTCCGTCTAGTGATGTTCTTGTTCCTTGTATTTTTATATCACTTAATTGTTTGAATGTTATTTTACTTGAACCTGAATGTACACCAAATATTGTATTTGCGAATCTGTTTAGTGTACCAAATTTAGGTCCTGCATATGCGTACCCTTGTTTAACTTCTACACCATCTATAACTGCTCTATGCCTACTTGTCATACTAATTTCAATAGGTGCTCTTCTTAAAGTTATATCTCTAGTATTTGAAGTAAACGGATCTTCGTAATCATTACCAGCGTGAATTGTTCCTGCTGTTAAACTATTTGGTCTTAAATTTGATCCATCATCTACCGTTCCTAATCTTCTACCAAAAACGGTTGTAAATAATACATTTAATATATTGAATAATGGAGTATCAATAGCACCTGATATAATACCTGTAACTGGCGCCTTGACTTGCATATTAATTCTACTTTGTAAATCAACTTGTCCTGTAAAATAAAAACCAGAAGTGTGCATTGTCTTTTTAAATGAATCTCTCCAATCATTAATAGATTGACCTACTTTTAATACATAAGAAAAATCCTGATAGTATTTACTATCTTGTACTTTCATTGTTGCTTCTGATACATAACCATCTTCATTTAAAAACTTACCATCTGTATCTGCAACAGAAACTACATCAACCGTAGCACTAGCAATATCTAATCTTGCTATGGTTGCTAATCCACTACTTGTTGAAGTTACTTTTTCTCCTAATTGAAAATTATTATTTTGAATATCTCTTACTTTTAATATTTGTCTATCTCCATCAAAACTAGAAAGTCTACCTACAGCGTTTGAAGTAGCACCTGTAATAATGTCATTAGCATTAAAGTTACCTTGTATATCAGTTAATATCATACAATTTCTAAATTCAATTAAAGGTGATGGAGAGTTTTGATAACCTTCTCCTAATTCATTTGTTTTTAATCCTATAACTCTTCCTATATCTGTACCGTGTGCTAAAACATTTGCATTTGTACCTGAGGAAGTTATAGTTACTTTAGGTAAAGTTGTATAACCACTTCCTTTATTAACTAAAAATATATCTGTTATATCATTTAAGTTTGAGTTTGTAGCAGGTTCTTGTACAATTTGATTTCCAAAATATTGATCGCCTCTTCCTGTTTCATCTTCCATTACAATATGTTCAGCACCTGTTCCGTCTTCGCCTGCAATACCACCATTAACAACAGAAACAAATCCTTCTGCATTAACACCGTCTGTTCCTGTGTTATCAAAAACTAACGGATCGCCTACTGAATAACCTGATCCTGCATTATCAATAATTACTTCAGATACAGGACCTGATCCAATATCATCAATAGAAATATCAGCACCAGTACCACCACCAATTACATCTAAAAAATCTCCAGTTGAATATAAGTTACCATCATTAGTTATTGTTTTTCCGCCTGGTATACCTGTAATAGTTGCCTTAATAAAAAAGTCATCTTCATCACTAGCAGTACCAGTAATATTTTCACCTATAACGAATTGTCCTACCATTGAGTTTTGATTAAGTACAAATTCAGAAACTTCTTTATTTGAAATAACAAATTTCTTAATAGATTCTATTATAGCAGTTGCACCTGAAGATTCACCTGTAATTTGTCTACCAACTAAATTAGTTGTATCACCTACTAAATTTACACCTTGAATAGACCTTAAAACTTTTTGTGTGTCCCATTGTCCATCAGATACACGCAACATTTGTTCTCTAGGATAAAATGTTTCTGATACTTGATTAAATAATATTCTAAAAAATAATGCGTGTCCTTCTTGTGTACCTTTTAATCGGTACATTGATTTAATATTTTTAATTAAATTTCTTTTGTCTAATCCATTTGCTAAAGTTTCAGGTATTGTTTTTAAAAATTCATCTCTAAAATTTGATAAGAAGTTTGAAATAACTTTATCAGGATCTCTAAAGTTTGTTAAGTCCTGAATACTATTTACAGGATTAGGACTATAATTATTAATTACTGCCTGAGCATTTGAATCATTACCTACTATAATTTCATTTAGAGAAAACTTATCTTGTGCTGATATAAAAATTTTATTATTTGATAAATCTTCAGCGATAACTTTAGCAGTTGCTTTAGATGTGAGACCTGTTATAGTTTCACCTACGGTAAATTTACCAAAAGAAGTATCTTCATATATTATTTTATCACCTTGATCTAATTGTGTTCTTTCTGAGGATATTTTTGAACCATCTAATAATAAATTAAAAGTTGTTCCTGTTTCGTTTTCTAAAGTTATACCATCTGTATTTTCAATACTAGTAACCTGCAACATAGCAGATTCCATAAATTGATAATAAGTTTTTAGGAATTGTAAAAATTGCGGATGCTCGTCAACTACAAAATCTGGTAATTGACTACTAATAAGCGATGAAATTTTGTCATTAAACTTTGCCATTGCATTAGTAACTTGATGTTGTTGTGTATCCTACTCCTGCCTCGGATGATCCTCCTACAAAAGTATCTTCAGAAACATTTACAATAGAATTAGAAACATCTATTTCTAAAATTTGAT